CTACCTAGAGTGCTTCGACGGCAACGGATCTTTTGTTTACGACCGGATTGGGCGCGGAACCGTGTTTATCGAATCCTGTTGCCTCTCGCTGATCGGTGGCATTCAGCCCTCGCGTATCGCGCCACTGGTGCGCGGGGCGGTCACTGGTGCGCTGGATGATGGTCTTGTTCAGCGCCTGCAATTGGCGGTATGGCCGGATGACGACAAAGAATGGTCTTTCGTGGATCGCTGGCCAAACCAGGCCGCCAGGGAGCGTGTCGAGGGCGTGATTCATCGCCTGGACCAAATGCCAGACGATCCTCGTCATGCACTTCATTTTGTGCCGGAAGCGCAGGAGCTGTTCAACGCTTGGTATACGGAGCACATGCTTGAAATCAAGCGCGACGAGATTCATCCGGCGTTGCAATCGCACTTCATGAAGATGCCGCAAACCATCGCTGGACTTGCTTTGCTGTTCGGCCTAATCGACGGTGGAATCGAAGCTGTAGGACTTCAAGCGACCGCTCGGGCGCTGGATTGGGCCGACTATCTCAAGTCCCATGCATGTCGTTTGTATGGTGCCGCGATCAACGCTCCGCTCATGGCTGCGAAGCTAATCCAAGAGCGAAAGGACAAGCTGCCCGAGCCGTTTACGCCGCGCGACGTCTTGCGTAAAGGATGGGCCGGTTTGGAGTCCCTGGACGCGGTAAATGAGGCTATTGCGATCCTCAGCGAGCATCACATCGTCATTGGCTATGAGGTCGCTGGGGAGAAGGGCGGGCGGCCGTCGAGGCGGTACGTTTGGCGGAGGACTGCATGATGGGACGGTGGATGCAGAAAATCCAAAAAGGGGCCGATGCCGTACTGACAAAACCGACACAACCTAGTTTTGTCAGTTCTGTCGGTAGCCCATCCGGCGATTTTGAGAAAAAGCAGGCTGCGAACGACCCACTAACCCCGCAGCAAGTTGGCTGGCTGGCATCCGTCGCGTCTCTGCTGGAAGTGGCAACCAACCATCTAGTTGAAGGCGGCTTCATCGACCGATACGACTTAGACGAGCAGCTTGATGCGGAGCCATCGGAAGTGGCGCGCCTGATCCGATCTGACCCCCGCTGGTACTAACTCACCAACGCGGCTGTATGGGACCAGGGGGGGCGCCGCAGCCGCAGCTCAAGGAGTAACAACCATGACTCAACAATCAATCGCGTCTCGCGTAGGCCCAGCCATGACCAGCGCCGAACTACTCGCCCAAGCTGGCATTGAGGTCGGACAGGTGCTGTACAGCGTCAAGGTACGCTTTCCCGATGGCGGGCTGGCTCAGCAATTCCCCGGACTGACCGTTTGTGGCGTTGCCGTCGAGGTGATGGAGCGACTGAAAAAGGAATACCCCAACGCCAGCGTGAACCTGATCCGCTACGGTGTAGGCATCGAGAATCGAGCAGAAGCTGAGGCGCTAACCGAGAGGACGAAGGAGGCCATCATCGACGCAAGAGACAAGGAATATTCCGGTCGTGCTCTGCTGCAAGAGCTGGAGTTCTGGACACCGACCGACAGAGGCGCCCCGGCGCACTGACCAACCAGCGACACCGAACCCCGCCACCGAGCGGGGTTTTTTATGCCCGCTACAACGTGCGTCACCTACCTGTCAACGATTAGTTGCGTCGCACACTGTATGTATGTACAGTATTCGTGCATGTCATCTAACTTTACAGGTAAGACACCGATGAAGATTTCCGCCCTACGCGAGCAGCGCTCCGCCAAGGTCGCCGCCATGAAAACCCTGGTAGATGCCGCAGACGCCGAAGGCCGCGATCTGTCTGCCGACGAAACCAAGCAATTCGACACCCTCAAGACCGAAGAGCGCGCCCTGTCCGCTCAGGTTGAGCGCGCCGAGTACCTTGGCGAAGTAGAACGCCGCGCCGCTGGCACTCCGGTATCGGGCGCACCCTCTGCCGACTTCGAGCGCCTGGCTGACTCCGTAAGCGTCACCCGCGTGATCCGCGCTCAGATGGAAGGCCGCAGCCTGGACGGCGCCGAGGCTGAATATGCTCGCGAAGCTGAACGCCGCAGCGGTCGCAAAGCCGAGGGCGCCTTCGTACCCTTCGCCAGTCTCGAGAAGCGCGCCAACACCACCGCGACCGCGCCTGAACTGGTAGGCACCGACCATCGCGCTCAGGACTACATTGGCCCGCTGCGTGAGGCTCTGCTGGCTCGCCAGATGGGCGTGCGCGTAATGACCGGCCTGCGTGGCAATGTCGCTATTCCGAAGTTCGGCAGCGGCCTTGAAACCGGCTGGGTTACCGAAGGCCAGGCCGTGCCTGAAGCCGAGATGAGCTTCGATCAAGTCACCCTGACCCCGAAGCACGTCGGCGGCAAAACTGAGATGAGCCGCCAGCTCATTCAGCAGAGCGCCCCGTCTATCGAGCAACTGGTGCGCGAGGATCTGAGCTTCTTGATCGCCAAGCAAATCGACGCCGCGATCATCAACGGTTCCGGTCTGGCTGGGCAGCCGCTGGGCATCCTGAACACGGTTGGCATCCAAGCCGCTGGTGATGTTCCGACTACCTGGGCTGGCGTTCTGGCGATGCTGGAAATGCTCGACGATGTGGATATCAGCAACGGTCGCTGGCTGACCACTGCGGCTATCCGCACCGCCTTGGCTGGTGCTGAGAAGGTCGCTGGTTCCGGTTCGGGCTTCCTGTACGACAACGGCGCTATGGCTGGCCTGTCCCTGGCTGCTAGCAAGAACGTCCCGGCCGGCAAGCTGATCCTCGGTGACTTCAGCCAGGTCATGCTGGGCGTCTGGTCCGAAGTGGACATTCTGGTGAACCCATACGCTGAGCCAGCCTACAGCCGTGGCGGCATTCAGGTTCGCGCGATGGCCACCGTCGATACCGCCGTGCGCCACCCGCAAGGCTTCGTCGTAGCGACCGAGGTCTAATCAATGGAACGGCGCGCAAGCAATGGGCTGAAGCCTGACGGACGCAAGCTGACCGGCTATGCCGCTCGGTTCAACTCTGAGACGGACCTGGGCGAGTTTGTGGAAGTCATCCGCCCCGGTGCCTTCACCCGGACGCTTGCCGCCGCTTCTGCTGGAAACATCCGGGCGATTTACGAGCATGACGGCAAGTCGCTGCTCGGTCGCCTGGGTGCCGGCACTCTGCGACTGTCCGAAGATTCCGAGGGCCTGGCGTTCGAGCTGGACCTTCCCGACACCACCCTAGGCCGCGATCTGGCCGAGCTGGTGAAGCGTGGCGACGTGGCCGGCTGCTCGTTCGGGTTCTTGCCCGTGCGCGACACCTGGACCGAAGGCGCCAAACCTGTCCGCGAATTGCGCGATGTGGACCTGTTCGAGGTCACCATCACCGCAAACCCCGCCTATAACGCAACCAGCGTCCAAGTTCGTAGCAAATTGCCGCGCTCGGTTCGCCTTGCCCGTCTGTATCTGGAGGCCTGCCAGTGAAATTTCCGCGCCTGTTCAAACGATCCAGCCCCGAGCCGACGACCCCGGCATTCGACACCTACTACGACCGCCTGACGGGCTTTCCTGGCGTGGCCGGTGTAGACGTGAACACCACGACCGCCGAGGGCATCAGCGCCGTCTATGCCTGCGTGGCGGCCATCAGTGAGACGGTGGGCAGCCTGCCGCTCGACGTGTACCGCAACACCGAAGACGGACGCGAGAAGGCGAAAACCCATCCCCTCTATCGTCTACTGCACGATGCGCCGAACAACTACCAGACCGCCCTGGAGTTCCGCGAGCAGATGCAACGTCACGTCCTGCTGCGTGGTAATGCCTATGCGGAAATCGTGTGGAACCCGAACGGTTCGGTGAAAGCCCTGCTGCCGCTGCACCCCGATAGCGTGACCGTGCTGCGCTCGAGCCTGGGCAGTCTGGTCTATGACCACGTTGACGGCAAAGGCAACCAGCGCCGCCTGCTGGCCGATGAAGTCCTGCACCTGCGATACCACTCCGACGATGGAATCCTGGGCCGCAGCCCGATCCAAGTAGCCCGCGACACTATCGGCCTGGCCCTGGCCGAGCGTACCCACGGCGCCAAGATGTTCGAGCAGGGCACCAAGCTATCGGGCGTCATCGAGACACCACCCGGCACCACGAAAGAGCAGGCCGGGCAGATCCGCGAAAGCTGGTCCGCTGGTCAAGCCGGTATCGCCAACCACGGCAAGACCGCCGTCCTGCCACAAGGCGCGACGTTCAAGACTGTGAGCATGACGCTAGAGGATGCCGAGTGGATTGAAGCCCGGCGCCTGTCCATCGTCGAGACAGCCCGTCTGTTCCGCGTACCGCCCGTGATGATCGGGGATATGGAGGCCGCGAACTATTCGAACGTGGTCGAGCTGGCCCGCTTCTTCGTGACCAACACCCTGCGCCGTCATCTCGTGATGTGGGAACAGGCGATCAACCGGGCGTGCATTACCAATCCGGCGTTCTTCGTCGAGCACAACGTGGAAGGTCTGCTGCGTGGCGACAGCCTTGCTCGAGCCAACTTCTACCAGCGCGGCATTGAAGACGGATGGATGCTCCGTTCTGAAGTGCGCCGCATTGAAAACCTGCCAGCCATCGAGGGTATCGACGATGCGCAAACTGAAAATGCAACGCCTGCCACTGGAAGACCGAATGCACAACCCGATGCTGCCGATCAGGATGCACAGGCCAAAGGGGCAGCAGCATGAAGAAGAAACGCACGCTGAGCCTGAACAGCAGCGCCTGGAAGCAGCTCCGCGCCGAGGTGCTGGCCAGTGAGCCGCTGTGCCGTATGTGTGCCGCCCGTGGTCTTGTCGTGCCAGCCACTGACGTGGACCACATCGAGGACAGCCGCGAGGACTACACCGACGACAACAGTCGGGAGAATTTGCAGAGCCTGTGCCACGACTGCCACTCACTCAAGACAGCCGCGAGCATGAACAAAAGCGTGTTCCTGGGCTGCGACGTGAACGGGATGCCACTCGACCCGGCGCACCCGTGGAATCGAGCGGAAAAATCACCAGCAACCGCTGGCGAGAAGACCGCCCCCTCCCTGCTTTTTTATTGCTAAGTGCCATGAAAACGACCCCACGCCGCCCCCGCTCAGACAGTGCTAGAGCCGCTGTAGCAGCCGCTCAGGCCGTTGCGCTTGGACCTATAGCGCCGCCTGCGTTTGTGCGCGTAGGGAAGGCAGCCAGCCCGTTTTGGGACGCCATCGTCACCGCCCGCCCGCGTGATACTTGGACCGATGCTGACTTGATCCTGGCCGGAAGCCTGGCCCGTGCCTATGCCGACATCGAGGCGCTGCAAGATGCCATCGACCGTGACGGGCTGCTGGTGGACGGCAAGCCGAACCCCGCCTGTGATCTGCTCGACAAGATGAGCCGCCGCGCCCTGGCGACTGGCCGGCAACTCAAGGTCGATACCATCGCCACCGTGGGCAAGGCTCAGAACATCCCGAAAGGCGCCGAACTGGAGCGAGACGCCCGCGCTCAGCTCGACGACGACCTGATCCCAACCCTGGCGACGATGCAATGACCAGGGCCGAGAAGATCATCAGCTTTTGCGAGAAGTACCTCGTGGTGCCGGAAGGTGCCGACGTGGGCAAGCCGATGCGCCTGGCTGAGTTTCAGAAAGAGTTCATCCGAGCTGTATACGACAATCCGGCCGGCACACGGCGCGCCATCTGCTCGATAGCGAGAAAGAACGGAAAATCCGGGCTGATCGCTGGCCTGATCCTGGCGCATCTGGTCGGGCCGGAAGCCAAGCAGAACAGCCAGCTAGTGTCGGGCGCTATGAGCCGTGACCAAGCCGCCCTGGTGTTCAACCTGGCCGCAAAGATGGTTCAACAGTCGCCGGCCTTGTCGAAGATCGTCCGCATCGTGCCGAGCGGGAAGCGCCTGCTAGGTCTGCCGCTGAATACCGAGTTTCGCGCACTGGCCGCTGACGGCAGAACGGCACACGGCCTTTCCCCGGTGCTCGCCATTCTCGACGAGATAGGGCAGATCCGCGGGCCGCAGTCCGACTTCGTGGATGCCATCACGACCAGCCAGGGCGCACACGCCGACCCGCTGCTGATCGCTATCAGTACCCAAGCGGCGAACGATGCCGATCTGCTGAGCCAGTGGATCGACGACGCCAAGCAGTCGAAAGACCCGCGCATCGTCTGCCACCTGTACGCCGCTCCGAAGGGCTGCGACCTGCTGGACGTTGAAGCGTGGAAAGCGGCCAACCCGGCGCTGGGCCTGTTCCGCTCCGAAGACGACCTGCGCGAGCAGATGCAGCAAGCGGCGCGGATGCCGTCTATGTCCAACACCGCCCGCAACCTGCTGCTTAATCAGCGTGTGAGCCTCGACAGCCCGTTCATATCGCCTGACGTGTGGATGGCCTGCGATGCCGAGCCGGAACCCTTCGACGGTCCCGTTTATGCCGGCCTGGACCTGTCCGCCCGTACAGACCTGACGGCGCTCGTGCTGATCGGCAAAACGGCTGGCGTCTGGCAGGTTCGCCCGTACTTCTGGACGCCCGAGCAGGGCATTTTCGACCGCGCCAAGAAAGACCGCGCCCCGTATGACCAGTGGGCCGCCGAAGGCTATCTGCGCACGACACCTGGCGCGACGGTGGACTATGAAGCCGTGGCCGCCGATATGGCTGAGATCCTGTCCGACGTGGATATTCAGGCCGTGGCGTTCGACCGCTGGCGTATCGACATTTTCAAGAAAGAACTCGACCGCCTGGGTCTCGATCTGCCGCTAGTGCCGCACGGCCAAGGCTTTAAGGATATGGCCCCCGCGCTCGACGCCCTGGAAGCCGAGCTGCTGAACGGACGTGTCGCCCACGGCAACCACCCGGTGCTGACGATGTGTGCCGCCAATGCCGTAGCGGTAAAAGACCCGGCCGGCAGCCGCAAGCTCGACAAATCACGCCGCACGGGCCGAATCGACGGCCTGCAAGCCCTGGCAATGGCAATGGGCGCCGCCCAAGCCGCAGCCGCCCCCTTTGAGATTGATACCGAGGTGTTCTTCGTATGATTACCGTGGCCGAAGCCAAACAGCACCTGCGCGTCATGCACGCAATGGAAGACCCGCTGATCCA